AGACGGTGATGATCTAAACAAGCCTAAGAAAAGCTTCAGCGGTAAACCATATCGCGGTGACAACCCTATGGCCGCAGGCGCTTACGAAAGCAAAGAACAACTACGTGCCAGTATACGAGAAGAACTACTTCAGAGATTGGCAGAAGCTAAAGGAGCGAAATAATGTCAGGATTTAAAATTTCATCTGAGTCACTAAGACCAGAATTTTATCAAGTGGTAATTACACTAACTGGTGGTGCAGGAACATACCCTACAGCAGACGGCAACGACAACGGAGCAGTATGCCCACAAGATCACAGCGCATTTGCAACAAAGCCAGCTACATTGGCAATTGGCCGTCGTGTGGCTAGGGGTCATCAACGTTTCTTAGCCATTGTTGAAAATCTACAAAAATACGCTGACGCACAAATTCAAGACGTGCAGTTTACCAGTGCTGGCGTAACAGTAGCAGCCAATCAAGCAACCGCAGTTACATTTACGGTGCGATATGACCGTGCAGGTGCAGCAGGTGCCGGCACATCAGACGGTGTATTAGGCGGAACAAGAGCAGAAATCGGAACACCTTTTGAATTTACCGCTACTACAGATGGTACTATTACTGTGGATTCGACTGCTAAGGCATTGAGATATCAAGTTGGCCAAGCCATTGGCAGAACCAACTATGTTAAGAGTATGAGAGTATTTGATGGCGGTCAAGGTGCTGAAATACAAGAATCATTAACTGTTACATTGCCCGACACGCTTGCAGACATTTACAAAGACGTAGCTGTAACCCTAGTCGATGCAGCAGAAACCATCGATAGTTAATACAAACTAACAAACCAAATAGGCTCTCCGGAGCCTATTTTTTTCATTAAATAAACATATGTCAAAATCCTTAGACGGCAATCTAATCAAGAAAGCCCATGCACCGATACGCTATAATCTAGAAGAAGTCAAGCACCTAGAAGCCTGTATGGATCCAGTTACTGGACCTTTATACTTTGCCAAAAACTTTATCAAGATACAACATCCTACTAGAGGATCAATACCGTTTGAGCCCTACGGGTTTCAAGAACTACTGATTGACGCATACCATACCAACAAAGAATGCATAGCCATGTTGCCACGTCAGATGGGCAAGACCACCTGCGCAGTAGCATACCTATTATGGTATACTCAGTTCATGCCAGACGTACAGGTATTGATCGCTGCACACAAGTACGAAGGTGCTCGAGACATCATGGATCGTTATCGATATGCTTATGAAAATTTACCCGATTTTATCCGTGCTGGAGTATATTCGTATAACAGAAACACCATCGAATACGATAATGGATCACGCATACAAGCAACTACCACAACTGAAAACACAGGTCGTGGCAAATCTCTTTCGCTAATATACTGCGACGAGTTTGCATTCGTACAACCACCAGAGAAAGCCAAAGAGTTCTGGACAGCATTATCACCAACATTAGCCACAGGTGGTAAAGCTATTATTACATCAACACCTAACTCAGACGAAGATCAATTCGCCATGATTTGGTTAGAAGCCAACAAGCGATTTGACGACTTTGGCAATGAAACTAAATTAGGTGTCAACGGTTTCTTCCCCTTCTTTGCACCGTGGCAAGAACACCCAGACCGTGACGACGAGTGGGCTAGATTAGAACGTGCTAAGATTGGCGAAGAACGATTCCGTAGAGAGTTTGAATGCGAGTTCTTGATCTATGACGAAACTCTAATCAACTCTGTGAAGTTAGTTGAACTTGCAGGATCGGACCCTATGATGAACATGGGGCAGACTCGTTGGTATAAAGAAATAAATCCCAGAGCCACATATCTAATAGCTCTAGACCCTAGCTTGGGCACAGGTGGAGACTACGGGGCTATACAGGTCTATGAAATGCCTGAAATGGTGCAGGTAGCAGAATGGCATCACAATACCACTCCTGTGCAGCAACAGGTCAGAGTGTTGAGAGAAATACTAAAATACATCTATGAAAGAGGTGAAGAACAGGGCGGTGCACCTATTATGTATTACAGTGTTGAAAACAATACCATAGGTGAATCTGCCCTAATAGTGATCAACGACATAGGTGAAGAAAACTTTCATGGATTGTTCCTTTCAGAGCCCATCCGCAAAGGACACATTCGCAAGTTCCGTAAAGGATTCAACACCACACATAGAAGTAAAATATCTGCTTGCAGCCAGCTAAAGAACATGATTGAAAATCATAAAATGACCATCCACAGCAAGCCCTTGATATCCGAGCTGAAAACATACATTGCTTCGGGACTAGGGTTTAAAGCCAAGAGCGGAGAACACGACGATCTAGTCAGTTCAACACTGCTGATCATGCGCATGGCAGATGTGTTAGCAGACTGGGATCCACAGATCTACGACAAAATGACGGAAAAAATCACTGATGAATCTATGCCTATGCCGATCTTTGTAAGCATGGGCCTTTGATAAATATACTTATGGACGCAACAAACAACATCGCCACAGATTTATTCTACAAAGTACGTAGCCGCTTCTCCGGCCTAAAACTAGGTGCAGGTTCAGGGGAGATCACTATCAATCCAGAGCAAGCTAGGTTCTTTGATTTTGACTACACAGAAGGTCAAAATCCTATAGGACATGTCAGTATCAGCCTTGCAGAACCCAACTCTATGAAAGTGTATTTTTCTAATGGAATTACAGAAGGCATGGATGACGGGCAAAAAACAAACTGGTACGGCTTTTTGAAAGAACTGCGTCAATTTGCCAAACGAAGATTATTAAGTTTTGACACACGTGATATTGCTAAAGATAATTTAGATAAACGAGATTACGAGTTCCTAAGTCAAAATGCACAACCTAAACCACAGACAAATATGATACAGAAATCAGTCGGAGAAAGCCTAATGAGTGAAAGCACAATGTACGGTAGCAAAACAATGAGCTACCAAAAATTAATGGACACACGTCTAATTATTAAACACAGCCATGCAGTGATGGATGACACACAACCAGGTGCCAGAACTAGAAATATTAATGCCCTGTTTGTAGAGAATCAAGACGGTGAAAGATTTAAGTATCCTTTCATTCACTTAGCTGGTGCTAGAGCCATGCAGCGTCACGTGGCCAACGGCGGCTTACCTTACGACGATCTAGGCAAGAGTATTACACAGATGAGCGAAGAGATTGCACAACTCAAGAGTTTCGGCAACTACGTAGTACGCAACGACCTAATGAACTCAGATACTAACTCTGTGGTCGAAAGAAGCACAGAATATCTAAATCATCTAAGAGAACAGATCAAGGCATTGAGCAAACAAAGCCATTACGAGGCATACAAAGAATCATTCCAAGCCTACGACAGCGAAGAAATTCCACAAGATGTAGTAGAAGATTTCAAACAAAAATTCACGGTCAGATCATTCAAAGAAGATATCGCAACTGTGTTTCCGGTCTTATACAGACTGATGAAAGAAGGAAGCACCATAGGCTATGACGACATAGTCGCTATGACACAAGAAGAAATCAACAACGAAGACCTAACGGTTGAAACAGAAGACAACGATCCATTTGCTCAATTTGAAAATTGGGTCATGGGTCTAGGCGAAGATAGTGCAGTGACCAGTGAAGACCCCGACGAACAGGCAGCAGCATTACAGGAACTACAAGAACTTGTAGGCCAGCATTTTCCAGCAGGCGTTGACGGAACTAACGCTATCGAGAGTCTCAAAGGCTTAATTGAAGATCCAGAATTGTACAAACGAATTAAAGAACAAGCAGCACAAGATCCGGATGCATGTGTACGACCATTGATTAACGATTGGTTAGAATTTAATGCACCCGAAGCACTAGAACAGTTAGATTTTGGCGACATGGTGGATGACCCGGAAGCAGCCCAAGGAGGTGACCAAACTGCCCCGGAAGCGGAACCAGCACCAGTTGATCCAGCAGCAGCGGCTGTACCTGCAGAAGAACCAGTACCGCAAGAGGCTGTGGATCCCGACAATCCTAGGGACTACGAAAGACCAGCGATTGATCGTAAGAAGTCAGGCGAGCCACCGTTGACCATGAAAGATGTAGAATACAAAGACGACAAGCCCAAACGTGATTTCGAAAAGAGAAAGCAGAGGCTCAACACCGAAGAATTAGCAGAGTTTATCACATCATTTTATGATCGTGACACCGGCACATTCCCCAAAGGCCCAGAAGGCGTTGCTATCATGGTAGGTAAGAAATTTGGTGAACAGGCAGAATCAGTGGCTCGTAGATTTGTAGAAAGAATGGCACCGAACCAGACAACTGATCAAAATCCAGAGTTGTCACGTATTAGAGAATTGTCAGGCATTAGCCAAGGCATTGGAATGTAACAGTTTCGTCGCAGTTAGATCGGGCACTTCGGTGCCCTTTCTTTTGGCTAAATGAAATCAAACTTTTGTGTAAACGTTTAGTCCTACTAAAGCGTTATATATATACGTAGGGAATATTCTTTACGTAAAACAACCTAAAGGAAACTTTAAAATGAAATCCATCGCAATCGTAGTAGCATCATTGTTCGCAGTATCGGCATTTGCACAAGCACCTGCAAAGAAAGAAGAAGCCAAGCCAGCAGCGCCAGCTGCTACAGCAAGTGCTCCAGCACCAGCTAAGGTAGAGGCTAAGAAGGACGAAAAGAAGCCTGCAAAAAGCGAACCTGCTAAGAAAGAGCCAGCTAAAGCAGACGCAAAAGCCGCTACTCCAGCGAAGTAATTTCGGATTAGATGGCAGTGATCTCATCTTAGATGATGAGATCACATTTGGCCGTAATCGGCGAGCAGCAGAGTTCGGTAAGGTAGTTGAAGATGAGTTATCGGACTATGTAAAGTTTAGATTATGGTTAGCAAGGCAATTAGCAATGGCAAAGTATAAGGAAAAGTGGGCATGACCCGCTTTTTCTTTTGGTAAAATGAATCAAAAAAATAGCAGATAATCATTGACCTTGATAAATAAAAAGCGCATAATAAAACATGTGCATAAGGCATATAAAACATTTTAGGCATAACATAGGAGGCATTTAAAATGGCGTCACTCGCAGAAATCCGTGCTAAACTTCAAGAAGCACAATCAAAGTCCACAGGACAATCCACCGGCGGTGGAGACAACGCAATTTACCCACATTGGAACATGCAAGAAGGCAAAGAAGCTGTCGTACGTTTCTTACCTGATGGCAATCCCAACAACACATTCTTCTGGGTAGAACGTGCAATGATCAAATTGCCGTTTGCAGGTATCAAAGGTGAAACAGACAGTAGGTCAGTACAAGTACAAGTTCCTTGTGTGGAAATGTACAACGACGGCACAGTTTGCCCAATCCTTTCAGAAGTTCGTGGTTGGTTCAAAGACAAGAGTCTTGAAGAAATGGGTCGTAAGTATTGGAAAAAGCGTTCATACATTTTCCAAGGCTTTGTGGTTGAAGATCCACTCAAGGAAGATAAACTTCCAGACAATCCTATCCGTAGATTTATTATCGGTCCCCAGATTTACGCTATCATCCGTTCAGCATTGATGGATCCGGAATTGGATGAGTTGCCAACAGACTTCTTGAAAGGTCTGGACTTCCGTATTGCTAAGACATCTAAAGGTGGCTTCGCTGACTACTCTACTTCAAAGTGGAGCCGTCGTGAGCGTTCATTGACTGATGTCGAATCAGCGGCAGTAGAAGCACATGGTCTTTTTGATCTCAGCGGATTCTTGCCAAAGAAACCCACTGATGTAGAACTCAAGGTCATGAAAGAAATGTTTGAAGCTTCCGTTGATGGTGAAGCCTATGACATGGATCGTTGGGGTCAATACTTCAAACCAGCAGGCATGAGTCAAGCCACTGGTGATCCTAATAGACCAGCAGCCGCTGCCGCCTCTGTGCCAGACGCTGATGACGAACCAGCTCCTGTAGCCAAAGCTGCTCCAGCAGCCGCTCCAGCAGCTTCAACAGAATCTGCCAGTCGTGCGCAAGACATCCTTGCCATGATTCGCAATCGTCAGAAGTAATTAGACTAAACATAGAGTGTGGGGCAACTCACACTCTATTTCTCAACAGGGCAAAAAAATAATGGCAAAAGCATTTGATATTTCTAAATTTAGAAAGTCAATCACTAAATCTATCGACGGTTTAAGTATTGGCTTCAACGACCCAACCGATTGGGTTAGTACAAACAACTACGCATTAAACTATCTTATCAGCGGAGACTTTAAACGTGGTATTCCACTAGGCAAGGTAACTGTGTTTGCTGGTGAAAGTGGTGCAGGTAAATCATTTATCTGTTCAGGCAACCTAGTCAAGAATGCACAAGCACAAGGCATCTTTCCAATCTTAATTGATACAGAAAACGCACTTGATGAAAAGTGGTTACACGCACTTGACGTCGACACAAGCCCAGACAAGTTGTTAAAACTTAACATGGCCATGATTGACGATGTGGCAAAGACTATTACAGAATTTGTGGCGGAATATAAAACAATGCCCGAAGACGAGCGTCCTAAAGTATTGTTCATTATCGACAGTCTTGGAATGTTACTGACTCCCACTGATGTTAACCAGTTTCAAGCCGGGGATCTTAAAGGTGACATGGGTCGTAAACCTAAAGCACTAACAGCACTTGTTCGTAACTGTGTAAACATGTTTGGTAGTCTAGGCATTGGGCTGGTAGCAACTAATCACACATACGCAAGTCAGGATATGTTTGACCCAGATGACAAGATCAGTGGTGGTCAAGGTTTCATTTATGCAAGCTCAATCGTAGTTGCTATGCGTAAATTAAAACTAAAACTTGATGCAGATGGCAATAAGACCACAACTGTGCAAGGTATCCGTGCAGCTTGCAAGATCATGAAAACTCGTTACGCAAAGCCGTTTGAAAGTGTACAGGTTGAGATTCCTTATGAAACAGGTATGAGTCCATATAGTGGATTAGTCGACTTGTTCGAAGCCAAAGGCATGCTCAAGAAAGAAGGTAACAGCCTTGTCTACACTACTAAAGACGGTGAGATCATCAAGCAGTTCCGCAAGGCTTGGGAACGCAATGAGAAAGACGGCTTAGACATTGCCATGGAAGACATTTCAAAACATGGCGAAATTTCCGCTTCAGAGATAACTACTATTGTTGAACCTGAAACGGAGATTACTGAATGAAAGAAGATTTAATTGCCGACTTATGGCATGTGGTAATTGGGCATATACCTGAAAAACAAAGGCCAGATGTGGCCACTGATTTTGTAAACACACTGTTGGACTACGGTATCAAAGAAAGTGTATTGGACAGCCTGCAAGGAGTAGATCCCTTTCTTGACGAAGCTATCACATATGCTATCGACGGTGAAGAGATTGAAGACGATGCCGACAGCTACGACGAAGAGGAATAAATGAATTGGTACGACAAGGTTAGTAAAGATATAAGCAACATTCCAGATGCTGCGGCCTATTATGAAGCTGAGTTAATCGAAGCAAAACAAGATGTCCGCATAGCGGGTAACATCGAGAAGGCAAGTTCGCAAATGCCCGGCATCGTGGAAGAACGCTTTAATCAACTTCAAGAAATTGAAGGTATCCTTGAGTACTTAAACATTGAACTTCGTAGACTTCGCAGTCAACATTTTCGCAAATATTTAGAAAACTATCAACGAGCTTTATCTTCTAGGGACTGTGAAAAGTTCGTAGAAGGTGAAGCTGATGTTGTAGATTTTGAAAAGATCATCAACGATTTTGCCCTACTACGTAACAAGTGGTTGGGTATTATCAAAGCACTGGATCAAAAACAGTGGCATTTAAGTAACATTGTTAAACTACGAGTATCTGGGTTAGAAGACGCCAGTCTTTAATGCTGGGTAATATACGCAGATAAATATCTGCATGAAACGCATTGTACTAATCACAGGGGGTTTCGATCCCCTTCATTCTGGGCACATCGCCTATATCAACGCAGCTAAAGAACTTGGCGATTCGTTAATCGTCGGAGTTAATTCTGATGAGTGGTTACGCCGAAAGAAAGGGCAAGAATTTATGCCCTGGGAAGAACGTGCATCTATCATTGCCGCACTTCACTATGTTGATCGAGTTATTAACTTTGACGACAGCGATAACAGCGCCAAAGACGCCATTAAGAAAGTCAGAGCAATTCATCCAACAGCTCAGATAATCTTTGCCAACGGCGGAGATCGAACAAAAGAAAACATCCCAGAGATGGATCTACTTCAAGAAATGCTTCACTTAGACTTTGTGTTTGGAGTTGGCGGCGAAGATAAAAAAAATTCTAGTAGTTGGATTTTACAAGAATGGAAAGCACCTAAGACAGAACGTCCGTGGGGCTACTATCGTGTATTACACGAAGTACCAGGAATGAAAGTAAAGGAACTTACTGTTAATCCTGGGTGCAGTTTAAGTATGCAACGGCATCAACATAGATCGGAATATTGGATTGTAAGTGAAGGCAACTGTGCAGTAAATAGTACAATGCCTAACGGTTATGCACTTCCAAGTAAACAACTGTCAATACACGATGAATTTAAAATACCAGTGCATGATTGGCATCAGTTAACTAATCCGTATACTACACCTTGTAGAATTGTAGAAATACAATACGGTGAACAATGTGTTGAAGAGGATATAGAAAGAAAATGATTAATATTTTTATCGGGTACGACCCGCGAGAAGCTATTGCATTTCATGTGTGTACTAACAGTATTATTAGACATTCTAGTAAACCCGTAGCTATAACTCCGCTTGCTTTAAAGAACATGCAAGACTATGAAGAAAAACACACCGACGGTAGTAATCAATTTATCTATAGTCGTTTCCTTGTTCCACATCTTATGGAATATAAAGGATGGGCAATCTTTATGGACGGCGATATGCTGTTACGTGATGACATCGAAAAACTATGGGCGTTGAGAGATGAGTCAAAGGCGGTTATGGTTGTCAAGCACGACTATAAAACTAAGATGACAGAAAAGTATCTAGGGTCAAAGAACGAAGACTATCCTAGAAAAAATTGGTCAAGCGTCATCCTCTGGAACTGCGAACACGCTGCAAATAAAGTAGTTACTACTGAGTTTATAGAGAATGCCACTGGCGCACAGTTACATAGATTTACATGGTTAACCGATGATCTAATTGGAGAACTTCCTGCTGAATGGAATTGGTTGGATGTAGAATATGATCGTAACCCGTTAGCAAAATTAGTTCATTATACGTTAGGTACTCCATGTTTTCATGAGTTCGCTGACCAAGGAGATTTTGCAAACGAATGGCATAGAGAAAGGCTCTATGTTGATTACTGTTTACAGCGCGGCTTATGATATTTCTCAGCAAGAACGGCGAAGATCCGTATATTAACATGTTTGCACAAGGCTGTAAGACTAAATTTACAGCAACTGATAATTTTCAATACAGCAGCAGTCAAGATCCTATTGTGCTGAGAGGCATTCTTAAAAAGAAAATAATTCATAAGTGTTGGGAAGATCAACGTGATTTCTATTATATGGATACAGGTTATTTCGGTAACGAGATCACAGATTCTAATCCCAACGGATGGAAGTACTGGCATCGCATAGTAAAAAATGATCTACAGCATAACACTGTGATAAAGCGACCCGATGACAGGTTCCGTCATTTTAATAAAAAAATACACGAATGGAAGCCGCCTGGTAGAAAAATATTGATTGCGAAACCTGACGACAAACCCATGAGATTTTACGACTACGATATGCAGACATGGCTGGATCATGTAGTGTCAACTATTAAACAGCATACCGATCGTCCGATAGAAATTCGTGATCGTGCAGCTAAAAGATTAGATCGAATGGTTACTAATACACTTCAAGAGGCACTAGATGACGATGTGTTTGCTCTAGTGACTTTCAACAGTGTAGCAGCCACAGAAGCTGTGTTTTATGGCGTTCCTGTTTTTACGTTAGCCCCTTCAAACGCAGCAGCTCCAATGGGACTACAAGATCTCAGTTTGATAGAAACTCCTCGGTACCCGGACACAGATGAGAGATACCAGTGGGCCTGCCATTTGGCTTACGGGCAGTTTCACAACAGCGAGTTATCTTCCGGACGTGCATTAGAATTATTACAGAAGAATTTTTAAAATATGAAAGCACTAATAAGCGACAAAGAGATAGCAAATTTTTTAGTGACACTGATTACTAAAAGTTTCAGTGACGCTGATATAGAAACTGCGTTATCTCTAGAATACAATGAGCAAGAACTAGGTAATGAAATTTTAAATGTCATTGAAAAACGAGATTCTGGAAAACTACACAAGTTCAAAGATAAGATAAAAGGAAAACTGCACTCAGCAGTAAGCAACGATCTACGAGCACATGTTAATAAACTTCAAAATTTTTTAGACGGTACCCGCAAGAGAAAAGAATATGTTATTAGAAAAAATATTACAGCGATTATAGAAACCTTAGGTGCTGACAATATTCTGCAATTATACAAAGACAGCAATGAACAAGGATTTGTTAAATCAACAGCATTGCACATTGACTCGAATACAGAGTTAGTTAGGCGGTCAGTTTATCAAGAATCCGCCGAAACATGCTTTTTTAGAAACATGGACGGTAATGAACAAATGTTACTGTCGAGAATGGGAGGAGGGCATCCATTCTGGTTTATTGATACAGGGTATACAAACTTTTTACACGGAAAACAGAAAGTATGGCATCGATTGGTTAGAAATAACTTGCACCATTCGGCAATGTTTAATCCCCCAGTAGATAGGTTGGGAATTTTTGAATCGTTTCCACAATCTTGGAGAGAAGGCGGTGATAAAATTTTAATTATAGAACCCGGCGGATTTTCTGCAAGAACGTTTGGTATTGATATCGCCCAGTGGAAAAAAGAAGTCGAAGTTGAAATTAGAAAATATACTGACAAAAAAATAGTTATTAGAGAAAAACTAAGTAAGAAAGTTAGACAAAATCTATATAAAGAATTGTGCGACGATGATTACTATTGTGTTATAAACATCAATTCAAATGCTGCTACAGAAGCAGTGTGGGCTGGCGTACCTATAATCACACTTGATAAACATATTACTAATTCAATTAGTCGATCAAAGATTTCGGAAATAAATGATCTTGCAAGACCTCATCTTGCCAACTGGTTGTGTACGCTCAGTTACAGCCAATTTACCTATGATGAATTAATAGACGGTACTGCATCAACAATAGTAAAAAAATATCATGTCTAAATATACTGCTGTTGCATACTTTAGCGGAATCCCCCCTAATAATACTAATCAAGAAAAACCGTTAATTTTAACTAATTTCTGCCAAGGTGTTACGGCATCGGGCGACACTGGAATTTTACATAAGGGCATGGATGCGATTCCCTGCGATGTAGCATTAATTCAGGGATTTGTACACGAGCACGGCAAAGATGCACCTCATCTTAGATTAAGAAGAGCGGCCATAGATCTACAAAAAACAAATAACAAACGATCGTTAATCGTCGACAGCAGCTTGTTCCTTTATACAAATAAAGCAAATCCTTTACACTATCTTAGATATAGTTTTGATGGAGTATTCCCAACAACAGGTTTTTATTTCGATACCGAGACTGATCCTAGCCGCTGGCAAAAAATCAGTAATAATTTAAATTTAAGTTTAAAAGACTATCGATCTCAAGGTAACCATATATTGATTTGCCTACAGCGAAATGGCGGGTGGAGTATGGCAGGCCTCGACGTTCAAGATTGGGCTATACAGGTTGTTAACACATTAAGACAATACACAGACCGTCCTATTGTTATTCGAGCTCACCCCGGCGATAAAGCAGCACGTGATTATCTCGATCCTAGAAGCCCTAAATGTAAAATAAAATTTTCTAAAGCAGTTAGGCTCAGTACTAATGTAGACTTAGTAGATGATCTTAAAAATTGTTGGGCAGCAGTTAATTATAATTCTAGTCCCGTTGTAGGAGCGGCAATAGAGGGTGTTCCTATCTTTGTTATGGATCCACTCAATAGTCAATGTGCAGAAATTGCCAACACTGATCTAGCGAAAATTGAAACACCAAACATGCCGGATAGACAGCCATGGGTTGAAAGAATCAGCATGTTTCACTGGAATTTTCAAGAACTGGTTAGTGGAGAGTGCTGGCAGCACATACGTAAGTTTATTAAATAACTTAATGTACAAATTTCAAATAACACACCAAGACTTTGTTGAAAATCCATGGTTTCAAAATTGGCAAAACACAAAGGTTGTCGATACCTGGGAACATGTGTCATCAGACATTCCGGTAATCACAGCGTCAAATTTATTACGATATGAGGTAAGACGCTGGCTTAAAAATTCTCAACCTGCAATCTATATAGGACGAGGGTATCTTGGTAACCATATAGGCAAAGGTCGATGGTGGTGGCGGTATAGTGTGAACGGATGGGCTAATACACAATTGATGCCAATACCATATTCTAGATGGGGTTTAACCGAACTTCCCAGACATCCTTGGAAGGTTAAAACAATTAAAAATATTTTATTGGCTCCTAGTAAAATGACAGGTAAGGTGTGGGAGTCTAATCAAAACGGCAGCTGGACTGATCAACTGATGGATAAATTTCCAGGAGCAACAGTTAGGATTAGACCAAAAGCAAGAAAATCTGCATTACGATGGGCAACGATCTGGGATGATCTAGATTGGGCAGATCTTGTAATTTCTCAATCATCTGCAATCACCTGCGAAGCATTTTGGTATGGAAAAAAAGTAATAAGTCTAGAACCATGCCCGACATGGGCAGCTGGAAGAACTTTCTTAGATAATTGGCAAGATCCTACAGAACCAGCAGGGAGAGATCAATGGCATGAACATCTAGCATGGAGTCAATTTTCTAGAACTGAATGGGAAACTGGAGAAGCCCTAAATCTTATAGAAAAATATCTAGGGCCTGTGGTAGATTACAAAAACTACTACAATTACAACTTATTAGAAAATTTTAATTAAATTTTTTCATTTCAGCAATCATTGTATCGTAGTCAACAATATCGAAATTAAATTCATTACGAGTATCTATTAAAATTTTATTAACTGGCTTAGGACCTTGTGTTCTAATTATTGTTTTGTTGAAAGCATACACTTCATTTATTTTGCACAGTAGATCATATTTGTTAATTTTATTTTTATTACTAACAAGATGATAAATCCCAGATATCGTAGGATCATTTATATATTTGTCAATGCATTTAGCAAGTTCTAAAGTAGTAATACCATTCCACCAGGCGTTGTCCCAACCTTGCAATTCTTGTTGAGGATTAGTCGAAATCCAATTAAACAACCCGGTGCCATTTGTTTTTATTTCCGAACCAATTATACTCATTCTAAATGTAATATCTTTAGAATTATTAACTTCACCGTTTGATTTCGAGCTGCCGTAGGC